TGCGGTGTATATTACTCTATAAGTAGTTGATGCTGTGGAAGAAGCATACCCTATAAGTCTTAAATTTCCAGAATTAATATCTGCATTATATGTTGCTATTCCAACAGGTTCATTGATTGTCCCATATTCAGAAAGATATACAGTGCTTTGATTATGAACCACATTAATAGTAGTAATATTAAAATTACTACCCTGTTCTGCTTGTATTTGAAAATTTACAGATCTATATGTATCAGTAGACAATGACACCAAAACTTTAGCATCTAAGCTAATTGATGTGGAAATAGAGGAACTTGTTTTCCCTATATTACTAAAATCCAAAGTATTGGTGTTCAGTGATGTTACTGAAAGATTTTGAACATCTGATCCTGTGATGTATGGCATGGTTATTAATTAGCAGTTTCTAGGAGACTAACAATTATTTTAAGCATATTATTTGCACTCCCTGTAACCTTTAAAGAATCACTAGTTTCTAATACTAATTTACCACTCATAGGAATTAAAGCATCCGCAATTGGAACAATTCCATTCTTTATAATTTCTGTTTCAGTACTAGATCTTATATGTTTCAAAGTAACAGTAGCAGCTCCACCCCCAACATTTGTTACATGAGCATATAGAACAATAGCAGTATATCCAGTTGGCGCAGTGTACACTGTCTGTTCACTTGTTGTTAGTTCAAGTGTTACTGTTTGAAATCTATTAAGTGCTAACTGCGCCATATTAACTTAGTGCTAAAATAAATGGTGTCATTTCAGAGAATAAACTCTTAGTGAAAGATCTTCCACTAATTGTACCCGTATTCTGATTAATTTGTAATCCGTCACCTATCCTAAAATTACCAGATTGATCGGTACTGGTATAAACCACTTTACCACCATTCTGCGTTACAACTTCATTTGCCTGAACAGTAACTCCTCCACGTTTGGGAGTAGCACTTGTAATATTATTTCCAGAACCAACATACTCGAAAGTGTGTGAACTAGCAACAATTCTACTAAGTTGATAGAAATATGCTGTAGATCCAATTCCTACTGAATTGATTAGATTTTCATCTAATGTCAAAGTTGTGATTCCAGATACTACTGGGCTTGAACTATTTATTGTGTAATAAATCGGAGACATATTAGCAGTTGCAGACGCACCTGATCCTCCTCCACCACTAATAGTTACACTTGGAGTTGAAGTATATTGATTTCCACTACTAATAATTGTAATAGTAGAAATACTATCACCATCAAGAGTAGCAAATGCTGTAGCAGTTTCTCCATTAGATCCACTAGGATCTGCTATAGTTATACTAGGTGTAGATGTATAACCACTTCCTCCATTCGATACAGTAATAGTTTCTACTGATTTAAATAGGGTATCAAAATAAACTGCCTGTCCATCATAAGGTCTATCAATATCAACCTTTGCAGTCCCACCAGAAACATAGGTATGAGCAAGAGTAGATATTCCAACATTAACAACAAACTTTCTAGTAGTTGGTATTTCATCAACTTCAAAGATATATGGATTCTTATGTGGATATGTTTTGTTACCGTATGTGCAATTTAATAAAATACTAGAAAGAGTAACACCCATACCAACAACAAATCCGTGATCTGAACTTGTAGTAATAGTAGCAATCCCAGTTGTATGGGTATAATCAAAATCAGATATATTAATAGTTGGTGTACTTATATTAATTGAAATATTATCTTGAGACGCAGCTGCTGTAGAAGTAACTACTCCTGAGAATTGTAGATCTCCTGTTCCTCTTGCAACTAATCCAAAAGTACCAAAACTACAATTACTATTTGCAATATCTGCTTGACCACCCTTATCGCAAGTAACTGCTTCATCGCAACAAATAGTGAATAAAGAAACCAACTGAGCAAATCCACCATTAGTCACGGCAACACCAACACCACCTTGATTGTATTGAGTAAATGCATCAACATTCATTGCCTTCAATGATCTTGCCTGATCTCCATCTATACGAATACCAGTCCCTGTTGTAGTATCACTTGTACAGTTCTGAACATATGGACCTTTCCATTTACCACCACCTACGTTTTCTGCTATTTCAGTAGTAGGAAAACCAACTGCAGCAGCAGGTGAAAGATGTCCACTAAACGTCATGTTTGCCAACTTACATCCTTTTCTTACATGGAATAAATCTTTGGTAGAAGTATTTGGAAGAACTTTTACAGTTCTTTGATCATCTCCAACAATAGCAACAAATGCAGGAACTTCGATTGGGTTCTGTTCAACATAATTGCCAGATAAAACTTTAATTGTTGTTCCTGATTGTGCAATACCAACAGCAGCTGCAATTGTTAATTTTGCATTGTCTATAGATGTTCCATTATCTGTATCTACACCATCCTTTGCCACATATAAAACATTAGGTGCAGAGTTAATACCAGAAGCAGAAGAATCTATACTTACACTATCACCAACTATAATTTGAGTACTGGTAACAGTAACAATACCAACACTAACCTCATTATTATCACCATCAATCGTTACAGATGCTGAACCAACAGTCATCACTCCAACGACTCTAGCATTACCTGAAATATAAGCATCACCACTGACAGTTAACGCACTAGATGCTGTTGTAGTTCCTATTCCAACATTGGAAGATGTATTAATACCTGTAGCATTTGATGCAAACTTCCCACCTCCAACACCAGTTAATGCTGATCCATCACCAACATAACTAGCAGCAGTTATAACACCGACTACTCTAGCATTACCTCCAATATAAAGATCACTCCTACCAGTAATAATACCAAGAGAATCTATATTTTCTACATCATTATAAGTTACAGTTCCAGCAGCAGAGATATTACCTGTGGTGAAAATATCACCTTGAATGTATAAAGCTGTATCTGCTCTTGCGGTAGTTCCTACAGCAACATTTTTAGTTGTATGAATTCCAGCACTTCCAACTTGCCATACTGCTGGTTCAGCATCAGGAGAAGTAGTAGTTCCAATAAACTTTCCAGTTGTACCATCATATGCAACTAGATATCCATCAGTCTTTACAGAATTTCTACTAACATCATCTAAAAATTCAAACCTTACTTCACCTCCACCCCCTTGTGCATTAACAAGATTTTTAAGATATTCTAATTCACTTCTGATTTTTACAATCTCTGGATCATTTATATTCTCTCTTACTTCTTCTTTTGTTTTAACTTTCTCTAATGCCTTAAGTGCTTTATCTACACTATCTTCCTCTTTTATCTCTTCTACTGCTGGTTTGGAAGGTTTTTTCTTACTTGATATTTCCTTTTCTAACTCCTTATAATCATCTTTCTTTTCTTCTACTTTCGTTTCAGAGTATAACCATTCCTCAAGTGCTTTTGTTTGTCTTTTTTCCTTTTCTAATTTTTTCTTTTTTTCTACTTTCTTTTCTTCCTTTGCTTTCTTATCTTTTACCACTTCCTTTGAAGCTTCTGAAAAAATAGAATCAACACTCACTTCTCCTATGATAGAATTGAGTTCTTCTTCTTTTTCTTTTTTTGCTTTTCCTATGGAAGAGAAAAACTCATTTAGATCTTCGGTCATTTCTCCTCACTATTTTTCTTTATGAGTTTAGAAAGTTCAGCAGTAGATCCTACAAATAATGCATTGGTTACATTAGTTGGTCTTCTTGAAGATTCCTCTTCTACATCCTTAAGTTTTTTCTGAAGATCCATCAACTTATCAGTGGCATCAGAAACACTCTTAATGAGTTGTCCAGCAACTTCATATGCTCTTGGCATTTCACTGTCTTGTGCAAGTTCAAGAATACCATCAATTGCTTCTTGACCTTTCTCTATTATACTATAAAGATTACCACGAGTATACTCATAGTCCCTTGTTATATCATCTTTAGTAAGTCTGTCTGGTTTTTCTTTTTTAACAACAGCATCTTCTTTCATTACTTCCACTTCTGGAGTAACATTAAAAGTTTTATCTAATTTATCAAATTTTTGTGTCATAATTATACCACACCATCAAATCCAAAATCATCACCAAATTCAATAGCTGCATCATCACTTGCACCTATCACTTTAACATCTGCTCCCAATACATGAGCAGCTGCCGTAGTATTATCTGAACCCCTAATAACAGTTAATTTATTACCAACTTTAGATTCTACATACATTTCTTCAGTATCAATATAAATGTAAGATTTAGCTTCAATTGTAGAAGCACTTCCTACTTCAATCTCTGTTTCCGTAGCATCAACATCTTCTCCTAGACTTGTAGCAATAGTATCACCATATGCTTTAGTTGCTCTAGGTGTAACACTATAAGACATTTCTCTAGATGGTGCAGGAGTTCTACCACCAGCAACGTATCCAACAGTAACCTTCTTGATAATATCCTTGGTAGTATCTGTTTGAACAGGACCAAACATATATGTTTTGGCTGTAAAACGTAAAGTGTAAATTAATGCTCTTCTAGTAGAAAAATCACCTTCATAATCATCAGTAGTTGTAATTGAAGTAAGTACAATAGGAATATCTCTTTTCTCTCCAATAGTGCTCACCAAATCAACTGTCATTGTATAAGCAGGTTGAAAATATGGAACTATTTGTTCCACAATCTGAAGCATATCATCATTCAATTTTGTAAGAATATTAACTTCGAATTCTAAATTATAAGGGACTGGTAGATATGTTTTTGCTATCTTTTTTTTATCTGCTGCAACTGGACTTAAAAATGTTTGAGTGGTTGTAGACTTTCTACTTGAATCATAATTCAAACCAGTCATCTCAAATGACATTCTTGGTAATGTGATTTGAATAGATTTACTTAGATTAGGTTGCTGTTCTAATCTAGCTAAAAATTTCTGAACTGGACCATAAGCCAAAGGAACCTTAAGGTTACTCACAGTCGAATCAGAATCATTCGTGTGTTTTATTGTGATGTCATTAAACAAAGAACCAAACCCAATGATGGTCCTCCGCATAATTTCGTGATAAAAATATTCAAACATTTAAAGTCTCGGTACACTACCTGATAAAATATTTAGGGCATTCCGAATGGGTTAGTTTGAGAAAAGTCAATTATCGAATCTGCTG